GTTTTCATCTTTATGCCCCGTTGACGTAGCGAACCAACTTCGGATCGATGCGGCAATCAAACCTGCATTGAGAGCCTCATCGAATGTGTCGTAAGCGCGTGCAGACACATCGTGAATGAGTGTGAACCGTGCGCCACGGGTATCGATCCGATAACCGTGTTCCTTGAGAAGTGCGTACTGATGATCTCTGTCTCTGTCCATAATGAATCCTTCCTCGATGTGCCGTGCAAATTATACCATGAATCACTCAGCTTGTCAATAGGCAGAATTTACACGATGGTATGTAAATATTACCCTGTTTACCTGTTCACCCGATGAACAGCTAACCTCCATGCGTCGTCTTGACCTTTGTGATCCATCCTTCCTTTGCTGTATAAACGATAGTTCCGAGAGGACATTCTTCCATCCCGTTACCATGAATGACTCCGTATTCGAGAACTACCAGGTGCGCGTCTGCGACGACACGCGCCCACTGCTTATCCGTGTTCATCGTCGACCAATCTTCAAGGGCCGCACGGATTTCTAATGTTCGACGCTTCTCTCTATCCTGAATAACCGCAGTCATCACACGCAACCTCATTCCATGTAGACCCACATTGTGGGCAAATCGACTTTCTACTCTTGACTTTTACTTCGGTTCGTCGGTTCGTTTTCTTCGGTTCGTCGAATATCTTGTGCCATGATCCTTGGGTCAGATATTGCCTTATTTTGTCCTCTGACCAGTTGTCGATCTTTGCAAGTTGTCTGATCCACCATTCTCTCGACAAGGAGCGCACAAACTCGTATCTGGAGCAACAGACATAACCTTGTATGCCTAGACTCCAATCAATCTTACGATTCATTAGAGTCACGTCATCTGCGTATGGCACAACGTTAATCAGCGCACCAGTTTTGTGACAGTCCCCTTGACAACATTTATTGCTGTGGCGCGCACTGCGCTCGTTGTCGAATGCCTCACACTTCAGGATATACATGATTAGCCTGTATGTCCACAACTATCGCAGATAACTTGATTCCACCGACTATCGCAATTGGGACAATGCTTGTCTTTCCAAGCACGTCTTCTTCGCCAAGTGCTCTTACCTTTGTCGGTGTGCTCTTTGTGACTTCTGATTGCTATTTCGAAGTCCGATTTCTTTAGCTCTCCGAGCCAGGGACTGAGTAGCTCATAAACCTTCTCAATCTCAACGATCTTGCTGGTCCGCAGAGCATAGATTTCTCTCGTCCCATGCATCTTATAAATCTTTCCAATACCAGTCGCGGCTTGGAAGCGATACAGGAGCGGAGAGAACTTTTGCTGAATTGACAATTGGATCAGGCGCGCACCATCAATGTTATAATACTTGATGCAACCCTCACCATCAAAGAAACCAGCGCACCAAGCTAGTTCCTCTGACATTACTTTCCTTTCATACCTTGAATGAGCTTGACTGCCATCTCACGAGTCTGACCTGCAGCGACCAGTTTGTTGACCAGATTCTCGAATGCTTGTGATCCAGCGTCACCGACGATCACGGGCTTAGCTTCTCTTGGCTTACCTGTCTTGATTGTTCCATCTGAATTCATCGCGGGCCGCGCCTTGGCCCGATACTTTTTATCAGCGACTCTCAGAGCTTCGCGCTGCTCAGTGGTAGCTTGCTCAGCCCACTCATCATCGACATCCATCGTGGCCTGTAGTTGAGTCTGCAGAATCTTAATGTGATCTTCGATGTCTGCAATGTGGAATTTCACCTGTTCCGGTGTCATATCCGACACCTTGAGTGAATTGTATTTGTCAATATATGCCCTTTTCAGACGATCCTGAATTGGGCTGTCACTGACCGGAACCTCAATCTCGGTTGACTTCGGTTCGTCGCTGTTCATCGAGTGAACAGCTAACTCTTGATCATTATCGTTCGTCACTTTGCCTCCGCTGCAATCTGATCAATACTTCGGTTCGCTGACCAGAACTTCTCTGTATGGAATAGTAGCTCGTCAAGAATCATGGTGAAACGCGCACCATGATCTGACCTGCCAAACTTCAGAAACTCTACGACGTGCGCGTATTCATGAATTACGATACCCGCGCGTAGACGACCGTATGGCTTATTTGGGTCGGTCATTGGCGTGATTGGGAGACTCATATAGCCTCTACCATGCTTGATACCGCCCCAACCACGAGCGGCTGTCATGCCTACTCGTGGACGTCGGAGTCTGACCTTGGGGATCTGAACAGTACTTTCCGGAAATGCGTGATTGTGCATTACGGCGACTAGCAAGTATGCCATCGAAGCGTCGCACGAGGTTCTATGTGCGGCGCGCAACCTTGCAGGGTTCATTGTCTGCCGCGATACTATGTCGTATTCACCGGGGATAATTTTGGACATATGATCTCAATTTCACTTCGTAATTGTCACTCAATCTGTAAACGTCCGACGTTTGTTTCACAATACGCTCGAATCTCAATATTGCGAGAGCTTTGTCCGCGTCGAAACTCGGAATGCCCTGATAGTCCTGAAGTTTCTGCAGTATTTTACGTCTGCTTAACTCTTGACCGCTTGACTCCGACAAAAATCTCACAATAAGTAATTCGACGTTTGGCATGGGTTTGAGCCAATATGCTTTTCTCTTGTGTTTCACGTATGCTTCTAGTTCACGTCTAGTGCATTTCACCGTCATGAATAGTGTGTAACTTTTACACTATTCGCCTGTAAGTGCTTTACTTGCAAGCACTTAGCGGCATATACGGCATTATACCATACCCCCCTGCCAATGTCAACCCCCCTAGCCGTTCATCGGTTGAACGGCTGTATCGGTTAGGGTTAAAATATAAAAAAAAAAATAAAAAAAGAAAAGACACACATATAGTGGCCTTGCAAAACAAGCCCCCCCCCACTAAGCCGCTAAGTGCTTGCGCTGCAATGGTTTAGCGCCATATCGCGCACGCAATCCTAACTAGACAAACACTAGACAGACACTTGAAACAAACGAGAAACAAACGAGAAACGTACTCTCGCTGCATTTTAGTGCATTGAGAGTCTTTGCCGCTATGTCAAGGTTCGATTGACGTAAACCCTCACATTGAGGCAAAAAATATCGGGGAGTTTGCTGTCCTCCCCGAATAGGCCGTCTGCGGCCTACATCCCCATCGCGTTGATGCGCTTGAGTGCTTCCTCCTCCGAGATGTTGAACGCCTTTGCGAGCGACTTCGCCGCGGCCTGCTTGGCCTTGTCCGGTCCCTCAACCAAGACCGCGAGGCGCTGACTCTCGCGATTCTTCACACCGAGATCGTTGCCGTAGAAAAAGTCCTTGACCCAGCACGGCCCGTCGAAATCGGAAATGTCGTTTCCGTCCTTGTCCGTTTCCTTTTTCCACGTTGTCTCGACCGGCTGCAACGCAACCACTGCGACGCCCGTGGTTGGCTTCAGGCGGAGATACTGCTTGGAATACATCTTGCCGTCGACCTTGCGCTTGCTGACCGTGATGTCGGCCACGATCTCACCAGCCTTGATCAAGCGCTGAACTTCCTCGGACTCTTTCGCGATCTCCGTTGCCAGATCCAGCTCACCGCCCATCAGGGTGACAACTTCCTCAGCCTTTTCCGCGCGCATTTTCTTCATTGTGTAATTCCTACCTTGTGCCCTGTCGGGCGTTTACCGTTTCCTGCTACCTTTTAAGTATAGCACCTTTTCAGGGTTTGTCAAGGGGCACGTTGAACTTTTTTTTTCGCTTGCTGGCTGTTCAACCCTAGCCCGTTTTCCATTCCTGTATTATAGCATACTGGAATGGAATGTCAAGCCTTGCGCTTACCGTGCATATGGCCCATCGCATAGGCGATCATAGAGAACCATGCGATCCATGATACACAGAACATCTCTTACCTCTCAGACAATGATACCACATGGCGCGCGCCCTGTCAAGTATGTAGTCTTTACACTACTCTCAGGCGCGCGCCACCACGTAGAAGCATAGACACAGCCCACCTACCTAGCTTGCGGTATTGCTTGCGTGTCAATGTGATGAACATAGACACATGATACCATGTATATATATTTTTGTCAAGTGCCCTATTTTTTATAGGGCTGACGCCCTATGCTCACGGTCGTCGTTTGCTCTCCTCCCCCTGTCGGGGGAGTATGTCCCGCTCCGCGGGTCCCATTTCCCCCTGCGGGGGAAGGCTAGTCATCACACGTCTTTTTGTGCTGCTTATAAAAAGGGTCCCATATTAGACGGGTCCCATATAGATAATACGATACGACAGACATACTAGCTGTTCACTCGGTGAACGGCATGTAAAAATTACACACCGCCTACGATTCGTTTTAAGGCTCGATCTTGGCGAAAACGAAGTGAACTGCGTTTCTGAAAAGATCGAGCCTTAGAAGCGATCCTAGTGCGTTCTAGGGGCACTGTAGGCTATTGACATCTTTACCCGTGTTGAGCCATACTATGCACGGCGGCAGCCACGTCAAACCGACATAGCTCAGCAGGACCATCCTATGTTTATCTCCGAGGAAGAATCTGATCGACGGAGAAATTCAACTGATAACTTGCTGCATCGATTAGGTCGGCTTCGTCCACAAGTACCTGCGCCACCTGTCTCGCAAGTGGACATTGCCCTGGATGACGCTGCGGAATGCCCAACCGATCCCTCAGAAGATGATGCGGTTCGCTTGGCAATTCTCGCGGGTCGAAGACACCTCAAGACCTCTGATCAACGCGGGGGTCGGTATCCTCAACAGGGCAATGTCCCTCCAATCTTTAGAGCCTTGGCAGGTTCTGCTGCAAAGCTCGGAACTACTGCTGCGACTGCTAAAGCTTGGGGAATGAACCCGACGATGGTTCATCACTACAAGCACGGCCGCACCTCTCAAGACAAAGAATCACCTGGTCTAGCCGAAGCAGTAGATCATAACACCCTCCTCATAAGATCCCAGGTTCTTGATGTTCTGAACGAAACTGTAGGTCTGATTACTACAGAGAAACTTGAGAACCAAAACGCGCGCGAGTTGTCGATGATAGCTCGTAACCTTTCAGGCATTCTCGCTTCGACGAAGCCAACTGTTATAACTCCTCCTGCTAACAATGCTCAAGTAATAGTCTTTGCTCCAGAGCAGGAGAAAGAGACACATTACGAGACTATAGAAATCGGTTGATCGACGAACCGAAGTAAAGGTGTGATTCATGCAAGGTTATGTTCGTAAGATATTTCTAGATAAAGGATTCGCGTTCATCGAAGGCTCAGACCAAAGGGACTACTTTTGTCACTGGTCTAAAATCCTTCGATCCTCTGTGCCTTTCAGAAATATGAAAGAGGGAGATAAAGTTAGCTTTACATATGAGGAAGGTGACCAAGGTCCGAAAGCGATGAACGTGCTAATCATTAGAGAGGATCCAAATGGCAGAACCGACACCAACGACCTCAGACAAGGACGCGAATCGACCGTCGGGGGAACAGAGGGAGGGTTATGTACCGGGAACGGCGACAAAAGTTCCTCTGAACCCGCACGGAGTAGAGAATCTTCCTCCGGAACCGGAACCTCGAATCAAGGACCCGGCTTCAACAATCTCGGTCAATACAGCGACCTCCTTCGGAGGGACGACGCCGCTCAGTCCAGGAGCGGGTCGCACGATGAAGCAAGTGATCGACCTTGCCCGGCAGACCGAGCAGAGGAGAGACACAAAGAAGGAGATCTTCATCAATCTGTCGACGCCACTGAACATCAAGACCAAACACGGTGAAGTCCAGGCAGGTCCTGGTGATATCGTGATGCGCGTCGGAGGTCATCACGCCGTTTTTACGCAGGACGCTTTCGAAGAACTCGGCGATTTCGACTTCAGTGCAGGGAACTACGATACACTCCTGCGAGAAACTCTGAAGCGTGGCGTTATTGCCCGTCGTCTCGATGACGGAAACCATCTGCCCCTCACTCCAGAGCAGGAAGCCGAAGCCGACGCAAACATCGAGAAGGAAGTCGCGCGCGCCAGAGAGGCTAGAGAAACTGAACGGGCGCGCAAACAGAAGCTCGTTGAGGCGTTCTCGAAACAGGGCAGAGAGGGCGAAGGTGCAGGAGTAACGGTCGCACAGGTCTGGAACGTCGTAGATTCCAGTGAGGGTCCACCCACGGCGACCCCAAGTGAAACTGCGACACTAGTTCCCCAGGCCATCCCCATCGAAGTTGTCGACGCTGGAGGTGAGGCGCCCCCTCCCGAGGGAGTGGACGCGACAGGAGCGACAGCAGGAAGTCCTGGCTCTTTCACTCCGAGCGGCGCAACACCAGCGGCAGACCTCGCAGGTCTCAGCGCCTGTATAGCCAGCCCGACGACTCCGTGGACTGAAGGTCAGCACGTCATTCTCGGCGACGGCAGCCACGCATACTGGGACGGAACGGCCTGGTTAGCAGGCGACGCTCCAGCACCGATCGGTCGAAGCGCAGTTCCATCAAGTCGACGATAACGACGAACCGAAGTAGAAGTAAAGGGCGTGGGAGTAAAAAAGGGGGGTGGGAGTTGAAGCTCCCACCTTCTTATAGGAGAAGTCATGTATCCTCCAGATGACGGGGCGCCCCCGAGAGGGCGTGGACAAAACCTAACCCCAGGAGTTCCCAGAGGTCCAATGCCTGGGAGAGGTCCAATGCCTGGTATGGGCGCGCCACAGGGTCTAGGTGCAGGTGTGCCTCGAATGCCAATGGGAGCGCCCCCGATGGCAGGTCCGCCGATGGGACCTCCCCCGATGGCTCCTCAAGGTCCAGATCCAGTTATGCTAGAGAGGATGAGACAACAGCGTCCTCCGCGACTTTACTAACATGCCTGCCAAGTCTGCTAAGCAGTATCGTTTCATGCAGGCAGCCGCGCACGGTGGACTAAAGGGTCCTCAGAAGATCGACCCTTCTGTTGCAAAGGAGTTTGTCGATAAGACTCCTCCAAAGAAAAGAAAACTGTGGAGTAAGTAATGCCGACGTACAGCATTCCGGCTGGTGTGCCAACCCAGATTCTGCAGAACGTGATATACGCGCTCCCTGCTAGAGCATGCTATCTGTTCTCTGAACCTGCGTGTGAGATTGGTCAAACTCTGACAGGTCCATGGGCGGCACCTGTAGCGAATGTCCCAGTTGTAGCATGTTTCATTCGTTGTACGACTGGTGCGGCTCTGGTGACAGCTAAGCTCCTGTAACTAAGAACCGAAGTAAAGTGAAGTAAAGTTTAGATGCCTTTTCAGTTAGTAGATGGTAATAAAGTCTGGGAGCCTAACAAAAGGCAGACAGACTTCATCAAGATTCCCGACTCGATTTTCGAGGCGATGTATGGCGGAGCAGCAGGAGGGGGTAAATCAGAAATCCTCTTAATGCTTCCCATTGTTAGAGGTTGGTATCAGAATGCAGTCTTCAAAGGAATCATATTCAGGCGCACCTTCCCAGAGTTGGAAGAATCGCTTATCCCCAGATCGAGAGACATCTACCCACTTTTCGGAGCTACCTACAACGACACAAAACATCGCTGGACATTTCCGTCGGGAGCCTGGATTCAGTTCAGCTATATGCTGCGCGCTGAAGATGCTAGATCCCACGACACCGCGGAATACAATTACATAGGATTCGATGAACTCACGGCGTTTGAGGAATTCCAGTATGTCTTCCTTACGTCAAGATGTAGAACTTCGGATTCTTCTCTACCTGCAATCGTTCGCGGTGCTACTAACCCTGGTAACGTCGGTCATGCTTGGGTTCGTCGTCGCTTTGTCGAACCTGCTAGAGCAGGATACACCAAGATCTTTGACAGAGCAGCCAAAAGCTACAGAATCTTCATCCCCGCCAAGCTGACAGACAATCAGTTCTTGATGCAGGCGGACCCTAACTATATCAACAGACTCCAATTACTACCACTTGCGGAACGTAAGGCTAAGCTCGAAGGTGACTGGTGGACCTTCACCGGTCAGGTATTCGACGAATATCGGTTCGAGCACTTCGCGGGTGAGCCACAAAACGCGCTCCATCTCATTGATCCATTTCCAATTCCAGCTTATTGGCCTCGGATTGTAGGAATTGATTGGGGTCATGCAGCGATGACTTGGATAGGTTGGGCGGCCGTTGCGCCTAACGGACAAGCATTCATTTACCGTCAATACGGCCAGAAAAACCGAAAGATTGTTGACTGGGCTAGCGATTTTGTTCGTATCTCCCAAGAAGAAATCATAGATTCTGTAGTGATCGACCCGTCCGCTAAGCGTCGGGAAGGGGATTTGAAAAGCATTCTCCAACAATTCTCAGATGTATTGAATCCTCCTAATCTAGAACAGAGGTTCAAGATACAGTTAGCAGATAACGATCGCATCAGTGGTAAAATGCTGATGCATGAATACCTGAGATGGCAGCCAAAACCACCTCGTATCGTACCGAAAGAGGGCTATTCGATTGAGACCGGTGCGCGTATCTTCAGAATCTACGGAGAAAAGGCATATAAAGAATATGCCTCGATGTTCGAGCCGGAAAAGCCGGAAACGAATCTCCCGAAGCTCCAGATTTTCAAGAATTCGCGCATGTACGTGGACAAGAATCTTGGAGCGCTCGAAGATGTTCTCCCGCTCTGCATCTATGACGACACCCGGATGGAAGACGTCATGGAATTCGATGGTGATGACCCGTATGATGGATGTCGCTATCTCGTAAAAGAGATACATCGCTGGGTCGAGCAGAGCATTACAGTAAGTGAAGATCGAGAGAAGCTCAATGCAGTCCTTGAATTTCTCCAGAACACGGGAGATATGACCGGCTTCTACAGAAAAATGGAGAAGCTGGAACGAGATAAGAAACATAGTGAGCGTCCAGTCAAACTATTCCATAAAAGACCGAGAAGGTCAAGATATCCATACTATGTAGCCCACTAACAGGAGATTGACGATGCTACTTATTCTCCTCGTTCTGCTGATTCTCCTCGTGTTTACTGGTCCCTGGTATCCTTACAGTCGAAGTTGGGGTTATGCGCCAAGTGGACTGATAACTGTCATTCTAATCATTCTGATTCTGTATTTTCTCCTTGGTGGTCGTGGGAGGCTCTAACTTGATTGATTGGTTTAAGAGTCTTTTTGTCCATACATATACTCTGCCTCAACCTTGCGCGGGTTGCATGGCTCGACAGGCGCACATCGAGGACTTGCAAAACCTTCTCAAGTCTGAGCGAGAAAGTTATGCAAGTCTACTTGCGATTGTAGTACCAACGAGCCGAAGTCAACCTACTGAGCAGGTCACCGAAGCCGAACTGAAGCCATTGAGGAATAATCTCTCGATATCTCAGCTCAGAAGAATAGCAGAACAGAGAGAACGTGAGCAGCATCCCAATGCTAACAAGGAATATTGGGAGCGCGTGCAGGCCGACTACGACAAGGCAGGAAAACTTCCTACTGTTGAAGTAAATGGCTGAAGACTACGAAGGATTATACGGTCGCGCTCTCCGTGCGCTTACAGGCGTGCGTGACTGGTACTCTGAGCAAACCGATCCTAATCGTCCTCGCAAACGTGGTGCTGTCGACGTTAATCTTCCTGTAGCGCCACCTGTAGAAAAACCTTGGTATGAGAAGATTACTTCTCCCCTAGAGCTCGCAGAACAGATTGGTAGAAAGTCTGTTGAGCCAGTTAAGGCACAGGTTAAATCCGCTGGGGGTAAACTCGCAGGTGCTCTCGGTGCAACCTCGGAGAGTTCAGGGCGCGCGTTTGGCGCGGCATTAGACGTATTCGATCCAAGAAATACAGGTTCTGAAAAGAAGCCTGTGTCAGATATCGCTTGGGAAGGTCTGAAAGGTGTCAGATCAGGATATGAAGCTGGGTTAGGAGCTACTTCTGCGTCACAAGAATTCACGAAGCGCGCCTCAGAAGAGACATTGAGAGGCGCTAATCCTGTACAACGTGGAATGCTAGGTCTTGGTCTTGACGTAGTAACTGATCCAACCAATCTAGTTCCAGAGAAGTATCTTGCCACTGGCGCTGGTGCTCTGCTAGGTGCAGGAGACATTGCTCAGACAGCTTGGCTTACTCCTAGTCTCTGGAAGAAAGCTCGTGGTGTTGAGGGTTTCTCGCATAACCTGAATTACGCTAGTGACGCTGAAAAGATTCTTCAAACTGGCTTTGGAGTACATTCTGGTGAAGATGTACTTGAGCGTATGGGTCATGCAGGCTATTACACCCCTGCTCAGGCTAAGACAGCTCGTGCATCAGGCCAAGCTCCAAAAGGTCTTTCCAACCAGAGCTATTCCTACGATCCACAATTACCCATAGACTTTCCAGAGACTACTAAAGTTTTAGATGTCCGGATGGCCCCTGTGCCTCGTGAGGATATCGATGTAATTCTTTCTAGGCTTGATCCAGTTCAAGATAAGAATTATATAGAGTCCATCGAAAAGGCATGGGAAGCTCAGCGTCCTTATGCTGAAGCAGTACCACATGCGGACGTCAGGTCAGGTAAGATTAAGCCTGAAGTTCTCGCAAAACATTACAAGACTCTGAATGCAGATCCGGTAGCGAGAAAAGCTATTGAAGATCTCAATTCCCTACTAACTTATCCTAGTCATAGCGATGTGGGAGGATATGTAGGTCAAGTTCATGGTATAGGTGGTGTGCCTGGAAAGACAGGGACATCTGCACTCAATCATCCAAGTATGCCGATGGAGTATGGTGCGATCCACTATAGTGACTATGTGGCTGGTCATGGTTATGATAAACAGGGATCGATAGCATTTGATCCCAGACAAACTCTAGTTGCTCCCCCAGGAACTACTCTAGATCCTAAAAAGACTCCTTGGCAACCAATGGGACTTGCTCCAGCAGGCACGCCCAAGGGAGATTATGGGTCATCATACTTCAAAGGAGTTATACCATCAGATGCTCCAGGTGGAGTATCAGCTCCACTTCCAGGACAGGCTCCTAGCGCTCCTGTAGTGCAACCACCGACGCCATCTCCAGCGATTGAAGCTCAACAATGGGTAGAACAGAATGTCGAGCCGCCAAAGAATTATCCTCCAGGTGGCCCTGCATTCATGGGTAAGCCTATCTCAGTATATGAGCAAGGAACTCTCAAAGAGCTAGAAGCTGCTGGCAGACCTCTAGATGCATTACAGACTGAAAAGCTCAAGGCTGTAAAGCTTTATGAGTCTGGTCAGGCTCCTGATAGCTCAATTATTCCGGACGCCGCAGATCTAAATCGCCCAGCTACAATGGGGCAGCACTGGAATGATGTGCAGAGTATTTTCGAGGAGGCACCAGGATTTGATGCGGAGGGATTCATTAACTGGAATAAAGGAAATCCTGATCTGACTCCAGCACAACTTCATGCGAATGCAATTGACGAACTAGAGCAGGCTGGATTTACTGAGGCAGCTAATGATCTTAAACAGTTGTGGGACACTAAGGTTAAGGCTGAATCTCCTTATACGCCAAGCACTCATCCTGCACTTGCTGATTTTATAGACGATGTTGAGCCAGTTGTAGAAAAGGTAGATGTGTTTGATCCTGGAAGTGGGAAGTCCTTTGGAACTTTCGACTCACAGGCTCAAGCGGATGCCTTCATAAACTCGCATCCTCAAAGACAATTTCTAGACTCTGCTCCTCATGATCCCCTGTACATGGCAGGAGAGACTGAATTCCCGTCAACGGTACAATATGAAAACCTAGATGTTGCTGGGGAGAATTTCGACGCACTCATGAAGGGTGCTACGAGGCAACCTGCTCCAGGACCGAAACTTATCAAGAAACCCGAGTTGCCCCCTGCTCTGCCTGAGGGATTTGGAGGCTTTGACGATATTCCTGAGCCTGCTGCTCTTAGCCCGATGGGTAAAGAATCCATCGGAGTTCTAGATGCTGAAGGTAGTCTAGATTATCTGAGGAATACCTATCCAGAAGTTGCAGAGAACTTTGCTAAGCACAGTGGGACAGAGATGGGTAGCATCGAGTCCCATACAAAGGATGTGCTTAAACAATGGAAGACTCAATTAGCTCCAGAAGAACTTGCAGACATCTCCAATCGTTTTGGGACAGATGTAAATGCCTTGCTGAATGTGGCGCTCCCACTGCATGACATTGGAAAGCCTGGTGCTCTGGCTGCTGGTGACAAAACCATGCAGCACGCGCACACCATTCCTATAATGCAGGACGTTCTAGCAAAGGAAGGTTTTGACGAAAGAGAGATTGCTCTTGCTACAGAGCTTTTCAATCATGACATGATTGGTTCTCTTCTGCAAGGGTCGAGTAAGCTCACTCCACAAGGAGTCGCAGATCAGATCGCAAAGAAAGCTGACAAGCTCAGCATGAATCCTTCTGATTTTGCTAAGCTGCAACTTGCTTTCTTTCAGGCAGATGCTTCATCGTATCCTTTTGTCACGCAATACATGAAGCAACAGCCAAATGGTGGCTGGATATCAGGTAGCCCTAAAGTTAAACCTATTGAAGATTTGATTGCAGGACCTAGTGCTGTTAAGAGCGCGCCAGCGACTGTCGAGACAAATTATACGCTCAAGGTTCCTGAAGATGAAGCCATCGACATGCTCGGTGGCACAAAGAATAAAGCAATCTATACCAAGGGTGGTCAGGACTATTTGTTCAAGGAAGCTAATCCACCTTACTTCGCAGATCAAGAGGTAAGTGCAAATAAGATTTCTAATCTGTCAGGCTTGCATCCTATTAAGATAGAAAAGAGCACGATGGGTGGTAAGCCTGGGACGATGCAAGCTGCTGTAGGAAACAGTTTCAACTGGCCTACGCTCAAGGAAGTTGATCCTAAAACACTCACTGCTGAGGAGCTTCGAGACATAATCAGAAATCATCCTGTAGACTGGCTTACAGGAAACATGGATGCTCACGGTGGTCAGTTCCTAAAGACTCCGAATGGTATCGTGGAGGTCGATCGGGGGCGCGCCTTTAAGAGCTATGGAGGTAATAAGTTAGATGAAGATTTCAATCCTACAGGTGGACTTGGCTACGAGGATCAGTTATACAACGTCATAGTAAAAGAGTACAAGAAGGGTAATCTACCACAGCTAACTGAGGGAGATATTAAGACTGCTCTTGATCAAACGATTTTCAAAATGGAACAGAATCATGGTCCTATTATGCAAGAGATTTATAGGGGCCTAGATCGTAGTAATCAAACAAGTCTTTATACTGTTGCAAATAAGCGAATGCTGAATCTACGAACTGACATGTTTAAGTTCTGGTCTAAGAAATGACAAATAGCGCAGACCCGGAAGACGAGATCCTCGCAGCTGAGCTGAAGCAAGCTCTCGACTTTATCATTCTCCAGGTAGATTCAAGGGACCAGTTCGCGCGCGATCGAATGATGAAGGTCTACAAGCGGAATGAGTTTTTCTGGGAAGGGATGCAAGGTATCTACTTCTCTGAAGTCGCGCACGATTGGCGGTTTATTTCGGAGAACTATGATGAGGACTATGACTACGCCGAGGAAGCAGACATCGAAAACAAAATCGTTAACATCTACAAAGCCCACGGCGAAGTTATCATATCTGCAATCTCTCAAGCAATACCGGCAACTCGTTTTTATCCCAGCGATGCCGATGAAGCTCAAGACATTTACACTGCTCAGGCTTACACACGCCTCGCTGAACTAATAAGGAAGCATAATAAAGCTCCTTTCCTCTTTATGAAGGCTATTGGCCTTCTGTACAATCAGGGCATCATAGCAGCATACACGTTTAACGACCAGAACAGTAAGTATGGTACAGAGACCGTACAGCACTTTCGTCAAGGCGTGCTGAAGAATCAGGTGGGATATTGCCCAGAGTGTGGGGAGAACCTAGCTGTTCAGCCGATGAACACCAGGAACGTCTCTGATTCCCTCGGTGGCGCCCCTCTTGAGGAAATGCCGGTGCCCGAGGGCGCCGAAACTTCGATCGAGAACAGTGCTAATACACAAGTAGAACCTCCGACAGAACCACCTCCTGCAGAACTTCTGATGGAAGGTGGACTGCAAGGCATTCCTGATGAGGCAATGATTCCTCCACCTGAAGAAATTGGTCCGGCGTCTGCACCGGGCCTGATGGAACCTCCTCCACCTAACGCAGAGATCTGTCCCAATTGTGGATCGAACGTAACTCCAATGATCGAGACAGAGGAAGAGCCTGTTCAGGAACTCGACTGGGAAGAAACTGTAGCAAAGTCTCGTCAGATCATCGAATTGTATGGTGCAACCAATGTCCAGATCATGCCACGAGCTAGGACGCTTCAGCAGTCTGGTTATCTCATTCTAAATGATGAGCACGATGTCGCTGAGATGCAGGAGAAATTTCCTCATATTGCAGACAAGATCGTTGCTACTGCGGATAGCGAACGATACGACAGGTGGGCGCGAACTCCCAGTAACATTGGATCAGATTCGGATGAGGAAGTTTGCACGTGCCGTCAAGTTTGGCTCCGTCCATGGATGTTCAATAAGATTGGGAAGCTGGACGATGAGCGCGTGGTGGCACTCAAAGCTCAGTTCCCAAATGGACTACGAGCTATCTACATCAACGACGTCTTAGCAGAGGTCAATGATGAGGACATGGACGACTACTGGACCGTTTCGGTTGATCCTATACTTGATCGTGTTCATGGACAGCCTTATGCTAATCCTATTGTTCCTATTCAAGAGATGACTAATGAAGTATTCCAGCTTACCGTCGAAACCATCCGACACGGTATTCCAGAGACATTCGTGGATTCTAGTGTCATTGATCTTCAAAAGTACAGATCAATGGAGGTTAGCCCTGGGTCTTTATACCCTGTTAAAGCCCCCGTCGGAGGGAATATTGGGGCGGCTTTTTATACCAATCGCGCGGCTCTTCTATCCAGGGAACATAAAGAATTCCACGACGATCTACAAACTGCTGGTCAGTTTGTACTCGGAACTGTACCGTCCGTCTATGGAGGAACAATGCAAGGAGGCTCAGACACAGCCTCCGAATACAGCATGAGTCGGGCGCAAGCTCTGCAAAGATTACAGATTATCTACAAAATGATCTCGTTCTTCTGGACAGATGTCGAGAGCAAAGCTGTAAAAGGCTATGCTAAGAATATGAAGACTGACGAGAAAATCGTCAAACAGCAAGGCAAGAATTCCTTTGTGAATGTGTGGATTCGCAAAGCAGAGATGAATGGTGAGGTTGGACAGGTCGAGCCAGAACTCAGCGAGCAATTTCCTCTTGCTTGGTCGCAGAAGCGTGACATCATTATGCGTCTGCTTGAACTGAACAATGAGGCACTCAATGAGGCTCTCTTCCATCCCGAAAATCGTCATACTGTTGCTGATCTTGTTGGCATTACTGAGCTAACAGTCCCGGGTGACGCAGACAGGAGTAAGCAACTATACGAAATCTATGAACTGCTGCAGGGTCAACCCCAACCTGTCGGGATTAATCCAATGGACGGAACTCCAATCCTGGAGTCTACTGTTCCTGTTGAGATGGACGTTGACGAGCATACAGTCCATATCGCAGTTATCAAAGAATGGTGCGTTTCTGAAATCGGGATGGATCAGAAGATGACCAACCCCGGTGGCTACATGAACGTAGTTGCTCATCTGCAGAATCATGTCATGATGCAAGAACAAGAGATGATGAAACAGATGATGATGCAAGGGGGCGCGCCACCTCAAGGTCCACAGCAAGGATCGCCACCTAAGGCCAAAGATACAGAAAACATTCCAGCTCCGAAAGGTATAGCAAATGTTCCCTAAGTTTCAATTGTTGTTTGACGATTCTGACGCACTCGGTGGTCCTACTGGGGTATCTGACTCAAAGTCTGACCTTGAAATTCTAAGTGAAGATGACGAACCAGCTGATGATGAGGCAGGTGTAACAGAGGAAGAACCTGCTACTACTGAGTCTGATGAGCCTGGAGAAGTCACTTTTGATGAAGAGCCTGTCGAGGAAGAGAAGCCTGAGGAGAAGATTGTCGCAAAGGAACCTGAGACAGACGACACTGAAGTTCCAGAAGGACAATTACGTTTTAAGGACGTTAAGGCCAAGTTTCCGACTATCTTCAAGGAATTTCCAAAGCTTGCTGAGTCGATACGCAATGACCGTGCGTATTCTGAGATATTTGCGACACCGGAAGATGCCCGAGATGCCGCTCAACGGGCAACCTACTTCAATCGTTTGGAGAACACGATCCTTGGTGGTTCTATCAAGGAGTTGCTTGCTGATGTTGAGCAGGGAAACAAAGATGCCTACAACAAGGTAGTCAAGGATTTCCTACCAACTGTCAAGTCCAAATCGATGGAATTGTATGCAGAGATAACTCTGCCTGCGGTCAACGATGTTCTCAAGAGTGCTATTCGGGACGCGGCTGGAACTGATAACACCAATCTACGAAACGCTGCACTTCATATCGCAAAATACCTTTACGGCAAGCCTGAGATCCCCGACCTCGATGCCAAGAGAGAGGTGCCCAATGAGGCAGAAGAACGGGTCAAAGCGGAACGGAGCGCGTTCTGGCAAGAAAAAGCCGCCGACTTCACAAACGAATGTTACGGCGAAGGTCGGGAAGAAGCGATCAAAGAAATCGCGAAAGGGATAGATTCTGATAAAAGTATTTCTCCATTTCTAAAGAAGACCCTGAAAGATTCCATCTTTCAGGAGGTTGATCAGCTTCTAGCTAAAGATACTCGTCATCTTCGCCAAATGAATGCTCTGTGGCGCAAAGCAGAAGCGACCGGGTTTCCAAAAGAGACACGTAGGGAAATCATAAACGCCTACCTACGGGGCGCTAAGTCTCTGATTCCGTCGGTTCGACAGAAGCTCCGCGCTGAGGCAGGCCTTCAGGTCAGTTCAGCAAAACCAACAACAACCGAGACTATACAGAAGCGAACTAACATTCCAGCATCAGGTCGTGGCGCTGTCTCCGCCGGTAAAACCCCTTCGGCAAGGGACGTCAATTGGAGCAAGACCAGCGACCTCGATTTCTTGAATGGCAAGTATACGCCGAAGAGGAAGTCTCAGTAGGAGTTACCTGTCATGGCAATGGACGAAACACAGGTAGCTGCCACGGAGTTAGAGAAGGTTCGGACCAAGATCCCCATTCTTTTCGACAAGGAAGATACTTTCTATTCCATGATCGAAAAGGGTGAGGTCGAGCAGATCTCGAATCGGGATATGAGAATCCCGTTGGAGATTCGGCCCGGTGGACGGTTCGGCCATTTCGATCCCGCAGGCGGCGACCTCGGACGCGGTGAAGGACCGACTTATGAAAAGGCGGTTATCAACACCGTTCATCTCAGGCACGCAATCGAATGGCACAAAAAGACCGAGTGGGCTACTGACTCAGCTCGTAAGGCTGTTGTCCAGTCGGTCAAGAAGCTCCTTGCCTCTGGCATGGTCGAGTTCCGTCGAGCGGTTGACGCTCTTGCCGTATCCTCAGACGGCACTGGCGTGCTGGGAACTATCTCGGCAGTCTCGACAACTGGAGGTAAGGACACCTACACCTGTGACGTAGATGGCTTCGGTGTGCGCCTGATGCGTCACGGCCAGCTACTTTCGGTGTACAACAGTACACTCACCACAAGAAAACCATTCACTGGTGGTGGGTCGATCAATGGTGAGGCTCCCATTGATCTACTTGACTTGCAGAATAAGCAGGTCAGGTTCAATGGTACTGTTGCTGCTCCGGCAGTCGCTGGTGACAAGCTGGTTGTGTCTGGTCTGGTCAGCACGCCCCCAGTGTCGCTATATGGTGTTCCTTACCATATCTCGAACGCCTCAACCGGCTCGTGGCTCGGACTTGACCGAGCTTTGTTCCCGGAGATTCGTGCGAATAGAGTGAATGCGAACGGGACAGCCTTGGCCCTGCCCTATGCGCGTCTCGCTATGAATAAGATCGGTGACAGGCTCGGTCAAGATCATGGTACGAAGTCCGAAGCATGGATGCATCCTGCTCAGGTCCAGGCCTATGAAGAGATGGCCCAGGCAGTGATGATGATCAACAAGACTCCTGGCAAACAGGGTGTCGACCTCTACTTCGGTGAGGGCGACAACTTCCAGATTGCTGGGGTCAGCATCCGCAAGCACTACAGCTGGGACAAGCGACGAATCGATTTCATCGTGCGTTCTGTCTGGGGTCGTGCGGAAATGCATCCAGCGGGTTTCTACGAGGTCGATGGTCGGAAGATCTTCGAGATTCGTGGAACTTCGGGTGGTGTTGCGACATCGCAGATTTTCTACGTGGTAGGTTCGTTCAACCTCTACGTAACGAATCCTGCGGTGTGCGCGTATGTCGATAACCTCGCCGTCCCATCAGGTTACTAATGAGTGAGCTCTGGCAATCACTTACGATGCCACAAGTAGTGTTAGTTCTTGGACTACTCTATGCGTGGTTGATATTCGTGATTGTCAGAGCTATCGGAGAAAGTAAATGATTGATAAACAAGCTGTAAACCTCATCAACAGAGAACTCGAACTCAAGTGGGGAAAGAATATGTTTCGACTCGTCTGGGCAAATGACGAGTTTGAAACACGTCATCGTGTGCTTACACTGGTCGATGGTTCTGGCAATTATACAGGGGAGCGCGAAGAGACGGCGCGCGTCAGGAAGTATTCCTATCTCATGAATCGTTTCGTCTTTGAACGATACTACGGGAATCAACCCTTCGAGATTCCTCCTGAGGTAAAGGACTGGAATGGTTGGGAGGTTCTCTGGGCGTTTGAGGAAGGTCAAGACCCAAACGTAGAGGTTTGCATGTTCATTAGTGACGCACTAATGAATGGTGTCAAGAACAGCCTCAAAGATCATTATGACATGGATAAGAAGAAGTTCGATAAAGAGGTCGAAGAAGCCTACGAAATTCTAGAAAACGAGTCACCATATCTTGCAACGATGCTTCAGAACAAAGAGGCAGTCGTTGTGCCAGAGATGCCAAAGGATAAAAAGGATGCCTAAAGATTTCGCGACGACAGCAACGATAGTTAGTCTCTTTCCACTTCCAGTATTCGAGAGGAAGCCTCTTATTCCAAGTATCTATCAGGTTGAAGCTGCTACAGAGGAGCTTCAGCCCAAGATTCTTAAGGTTGGAGAGGGTATCTTCCATGTCTACCTCGATGAATTTCGAGGGTCAATGACTATCAGAACTCCTGCCATTACAGTGGCGGAATCTGTGGTCAGAGATTTCCTCGATGGCCAATACCTCTATAGTGAAGAGGCGCGCCCCGCACTCTGGACAGTCCCAGGGGAATGGACGTTGGAAGAGATTTTAGAGGATAAAGATCAGAAAGAACGGCTTTATCGAGAGCACTCTCTACAACTCGAATGGTTCAAACGGCTAATCTATATTGCTGATGACGAATGGTCCAAGCATCATCAGCACAGAATGATCACGGAAGTTCAACGAGTTGCAGCTCGTAGATTGAAATTCAATCGTGAGTGGGCACTTGAGTTCAAGCCAGAGAACATCACGGATTGTCCTGGTTGCGGCACTGCAATCAGCAAGAAGATTGCTGTCTGCCGAGAGTGTGGCTGTATTATCAATATGGATATCTACAAGACTCTCCAGTTTACGGGAGAAGTAAGCCATGTTAGCAAGTGAGATTATGGACGAAGCCGCTGCGTTGATGAATGACGCAGGTAAGCTCACCTGGGGTTATCCTCAGTTGCTCCCATATCTACGTCGTGCATATGGGACGTTAGAGCTTCATCTCTTCCTCAACGGGGTGCGCGCCCTAAAGGAAGTGTCGGCTATCATTCCAGTTACTGCTATTGATCCAGTTATTGCTCTACCCGCAGATTTTGTTCAGGCTATCTCGATGGAGGAGCGCGCCTTAGGATCGACAGACGCGTTCTACCCAGTGACAGAATCAGATTGGGATCAAAGCCTCAAAGCAGATTCCATTATGTACTGGAACTGGAGAGAAGAATCCCTAAAGATTAATCCGCCAAGGATTGATAGAGAAATCAGACTAAGGTATCGAAAGGGTCTGACAGCTATCCTTGGCGAGAACACCAATATTTCGATTCTACTTTCAAAGCCATATCTCTCTGCAAAGTGCGCGGCCAACGCCTCAGCATTCGGAGCGTCCAATGCTGAAAGAGCAAGCATTCTCAACAGCGAGGCAAATACCGAGCTAGCTATGCTCATCAATGCAGAGATAAGAAATCAGCAAGGAGTCAAGTTTCGTCGTAGGCCATATGGTGCAAGCAGACGCGCGCGCCGGTAGGTAGTCCAGCCTATCGGAAAGTCCCGTCAACAGGAGGACAAAATGATCGCATTCGCACAGACACAGAAAGAACCAGGATTTCGTTCTATGAGAATTCTGGGAACTCTAACATTCTCAGGGAACTACGTTACAGGTGGTGAAGTCCCTACTGGTCTGGTAAAGCCCCACACTACAAAGAACGCAGTCATGGCTAGCTTCATGAGCAAGGGAGATCACAACTTCAAGTATGATGCTGCAACTGGTAAGGTCTTGGTTTATGCCCCAGGTGGCGCGCAACTCGCAGCTGCTGCATATCCTGCGGGTGTGACAACTGACGTTGTGGTAATAGAAGTAGAGTATCCCAAGTTCGGCTAAGCCATGATCGAGAATCACGTTCCTATCCCGATACCTGATTTCAATGGCCTCTGGGATCGAGGTCCGGATGAAGCTATTCCGGTCGATCACTTCAGGACCGCTCTGAATATACGGTACAAACCGTCAGGATTCTACACTCGGGAGGGTTCTGTCACAGACGTGACGTGTGGTGAGGTCTCGAGATTTCATGTCTACAAGATTACAGGTCAAGTTTCAAGACTCCTATATCTAATAGGAAACTCAATCTACGATTCAGCAGAACCTGCCAAAGGGCCAATCCTCACGATTGGTGGAATGATTGACTTCTCAATGGAGACTTTCTTTGATCGGGCATACATTACTCCACACAATGGGGTAACTGGCATGCCCGGTCAGAGTGTTTATTACTACACAGGCGCGGGTGTCGCACAGATTGCAGGAGGTGCGGCTGTTCCTCCTACACCTGGAATGACAGCTGGGGTATCTGGTATTGGATATTTCGACCCAGGTATTCATGCATTTGCCTGTGGATTTGAGACAGCTACAGGATTCATTACGCAATTTGGTGCATTCTGCCACTGCACAACGGAGGAGGATAAAGGAGTTCAGCTCACGAACATCCCCATCGGTCCTCCCGGGACTGTGGCGCGCATTCTATTCAGTACAAAGAATGTAGCTGATCCTGCGACAAATACGTTTAACGGGGATTACCAGAATGCAGAATGGTTCTTCATCCCAACAGGGAGGATCGCAGATAACACGACAACTACAAAAGAAGGATCTTTCTTCGACGCTGATCTCGTCGACCAGGCCGACTATATCCTTGAGCAATTACCCACTATACCTGCCGGGGTTGGGATCACCTCGTACCAAGGAAGCATGGTTGTCTGGGGAGAGGATGCTAACCCGGCGACCGTTAGAGTTTCCAAAGCCGGGGAACCAGAGTCTTTTAATGCAGTTGAAGGCTTCGCTCAGGTTGAGCCAACGGTTGGAGGAGGGGTCAGAAACTGTGTCGAATTCAGAAGTAGTCTCTATATCCTCAAAGCTACCAGATGCTACGTAACACAAGCCACGAATCAAGAGGCTCTGTTCTGGCAATATCCTCTTCTTGATGGCTCAGTAGGGACTGAGTGTCATGGAGTAGGAAAGATATTCGAGCGCAACTCTAATACAGTAGACAAATACCTAGTAGCCTCACGTCGAGGTCTTATGATGTTTACTGGTAATTTCGAGGAAGAGATTAGCTGGAAGGTAAAGGATATCTGGCAAAGAATCACCAAGATTTACTTCCAGAAGATTCAGGTTGCAATCGATTCAGATAATCAGGTTATCTACATTTCATTACCCTTAGATGGCTCGACTCTTACCAATGCATTGTTGGTGGGTGACTATACCAATGGATTAAATGCTAAGAATATCAAGTGGGCTCTTTGGACATTTCCACATTATCCGATATCGATGGGACTTGATAATGATCTTGTATCGAAGGATATCATCTTCAGATATGCAACACAGGCTGGAAATATTAGAAGGCTCGATATCACGCAACGTAATGATTATGACACCGCAATAATTACACAGTGGGAGACTGGTGAATTACCTGTCGATTCTAAGGGTGAAGTCTTCCATCACGGCGGAGTGCGCCTCAGGGCTACAGGTGTAGGAAATCTTAGATTGACTGTAACGAGTCTCGATGGCGGTCAGGTTTATAATCTACCTGCTATTCCTCTAACTCTGTTTCCTGGTATCTACCCACTGAGAACCTACAATGCACAGAGTGAAAAGATAACACTTCGAGGAGTAACACAGAACGCTGGCGAGTATATGGTTGTCACCAAGATGTGGCTGTTCGTTCGTCAGCTTTGGCTAACGAGGCCTCAGTAATGTTGCGCCCTGTCAAACCCCAGAGGGATGCAAGAATTGATGCCCTTGGAAATGACGAAAGGTCTGTCCTGATTCTTAAGGAGATTCTTCGTGATTTCAACAAGGATGTGCAAGCTGTCTATGAAGTTATCCTTCCTATCGAGGCAGCTGTTAGGCCCATTATCACTGGTGGTGGGATAGGCTTATCTCCAGAGCCAACAAACTTTGCAGCTCAGGTAGTTCTCAATGGTATTCACCTGTCATGGGAAGCTCCCAATGCTGCGGCTCGACTGTATGAGATTCGTAGATCAGGAGATCTAAATTGGAATCTTGCGTCATTTGTGACGCGCACACCGTCGCTTTCTATACTTCTTGATCCTCTACCTTTTGGTTCATACTTCTTTTTGATTAAGACTATCGATACATTTGGTAATTACTCACCAAACTTTGCGAGCACAAGTGTCACGATTATATCACCAGGTAAGCCATTCGTGACGGCAGCAGTTATTGATAACAATGTTCTTCTGAACTGGACTACACCTACAACTAGTTTCACAATCGACCGCTTTCGTGTGTACCGTAATAATAATCTTTACGGTGCGCTTCGCGCCACGTTTGTGTCAACCTTTGAAACGGTTGCAGGAGAATATACCTATGGAGTAGAAGCAATTGATATAGCTGGTAATGTAAGTGAGCTAGGAGAGGTTACTACAACTGTCAATACTCCACCGGATTATCAACTATTAGATACAAAGGTTAGCGATCTGAATGGCACGATGGAGAATGTTGTACGATCCTCTACACCGAGCTTGATTGCTTGCGTCGATACCAATATAACTTGGGAACAGCATTTTGTAAATAGATCCTGGAGTACTCCTCAAGATCAGATCAATGCTGGTTATCCAATCTATATTCAGCCTACACTTACAACAGGCTGGTATGAGGAAGTTATTGATTATGGGATAGAGATTCAGAATACTATCGTTACAGTTACATATCAAATGATACAGATAGTTCCTGAAGTTAGTGTTTTAGTCAAGCTATCCTATTCATCAGACAATATCACTTTTACTCCACTTCCACCTGGGCCATCGCAGTTCGTTCCTATCTTTCGTTACCTCAAGATGCGTCTTGAGTTTACAGGCTCTAGTGATAAGGCTTTAGCTGAATTCACCCTGATGACCACTACACTCGATGTTAAGCGAGAAGTAGATGGTGGTGAGATCATAGCACATGCTACAGATGTAGATGGGACTCAAGTATTATTCAATAAAGTATTTAAGGATGTTAATTCTATCACTGCAACATGCGATTCTATCGAGCCAATTGTTATCATTTACGATTTCCTGGATATACCTAACCCTGTAGGTTTTAAGGTCTTTGCTCTGGATTCCACAGGTAATCGTGTGACTTATTTAGTTTCTTGGAAGGCTAGGGGTATCGTCTAATGTGGCAGAGATACAATCAGACTTCTAAGATTTTCGAGAAGTCTGTTGATAATGGAGTAACGTGGGCGCCACTGCCACTTAATGCCTCTATTCTTACAGAGGGCACAATACCTAATGTCGCGTACGTAAATGTTTCAAATACCTTTGCACTGAATCAAAACTTTAGTGGGCATATCTATTCTAAAGGTTACATATATCCTGGACGTGCTGATATTGTTGATTCCCAGACTAATTGGTGGCTCGCAAGTCATGCATCTTATGGATTATATTCTAATACTGGTCTATACCTAACTGGTGGTTTATTGACTGTTGGCAGTGTAACTGTAGAATCTAATATTCAAACCAAAGGACAAATATTTCCTGGTCGAATTGATACAGTTGCTTTACAAAATTCTTGGTATCTTGGATCACATGGCGCATACGGATTATATAGTAACACTGGATTAGCCTTAAACGGAGCTATTTGGGAACGTGGTCGTTCTACAGCAGTAGGACAGCATACTCGTTGGTATCCTTCTATGACTACGGATACTGGTGCTGGTATATCACTATATGACCAGATATGTCATTATTTTCAAATAGGCAAGATGGTCTTCTGGCAAATCTATGTGAACATGAACATAACAACTGCAACAACTTATGTTCGAGCAAGTCTACCCGCGGGATTGCCAGCAGGCTATAGTACTGGTTCTCGAACCTATTGTCAGATACATAACAATGCAGCCTACACACAAGGTATGAGTCAAACGGAGGCAGCCAGCATAGTCTTCTGGCCTATAACTGGGAATTGGAATGTAGGAAACTGTCTTATTATGCATTGTCAAGGCTGGTACAATCTCGATTAGTGGAGAATACAAATGCCAATGTCAGAAAGTACATTGCAGATGGAACTTGCAAAAGATCCTGCATTTCTGAATCGACTTAACTATCTAATGCTTCAAACGGCACGAGGGGTTAAAGACGAAGCAAAAGAAACTCCTTATCATCAGAAACGAACTTCATATGCTTCTCAAGTTCTAAATAATTCGGCAGCAATGGTAGCACAAGCTGCGTATACTATTGTCGGTGGTGTCAATATTGTTGGTACTGTTGACATAACAGACAATGGTGTTATAACTACTGCTGATGATGCAGCTATTTTTAGTCAAGTTGCTACATTTTGGAATATCCTAGCTGGTGTTGATTCAGCAGATGATCCAAATCCACCTGCCATTCCATAGGATTAATAATGTCTGAGACTCCTAAACTTGAAATTACTATCGAAGAATTTTATCAGATCGTGGGGGAGTTAGAAGTTGTCAGGAGAAAACAAGCATTACAACTCCAACAGCTTTTTAGACAAGTTGACGAAATGTTTGCGGAAATTCAGCGTCTGAGGAATCCAGATGGCGGATTGGTCGAAGCCGACAATAACAAGTAATTACATTATATTCGTTGACGAGATTAAAGCTCGCGACGTTGATGCAATTACTTTACAACGTGTTCCACTGACTGCTCCTCCGACTGGGGCAATAAAGTTGGTTCGAAGCCCTGTCAAATTCCAGGAGTGGGACGGGACAACTTTTGTTGACCTAGTACTCTCGGTTGCAGGTGGTGGGACAGGTTCGTCTACTCCTGCAGGCGCGGGATCGGCTCTTGGCTTAGGTACAATGGCATATCAAAATGCCAATGCTATCGCAGTCACTGGAGGGAATCTTACTAATATTTCCATACATGGCGCATGTAATCATTATAATGGCACTCTCATAATTAATGAAAATCCAAGTCATGGTCTCATTTGCTATGGACCCCCTAATACATCTGGGTATGCAGCCTATATTATCAGTTCTGGTGTTGCTGGCGCTGCAACAGGTCTTATTGTACAGGCAGGCTATAATGCGTCGGATTACTCATTTCAAGTTAGAAATCGAGCTGCAACAATAAGCTCTTTTTTAGTCCGTGGTGATATGGTCGCCGAATTTGGTCATAGACTTGTTATCCCTGTTGGCACAGATCTCTGGGCGCCTGTATAATGGTTAAAAGACCAGGCTCCCTTTGGATTGAAGGTGATAGCCTTCATTACATCGACCAAGGTGGTTATGAGTGGCGAGGTAATGGGGAATTCGTTAAATACATAACAGCTAGACCAGGATCAGTTTGGTGTGACTCCTTTAATTTATATTATATAAATCAAGGGGGATATGCACAATTTAGATGTCCTGGTGTGATTGTTCACACAGACAATGCCGCTCGCTGGGGATCTATCTGGATTGAAGGTTCTGAATTTCATTTTGAACTCGGACCTTATGATATTTTATTCCATGAAGATGTAGCGCATACAGATGGTGGGGGTGCAGCAGGCCATACTGACCATACAGATCAATCTGCTCATATTGATGCGCCTCCTGGGGGTCATTTAGATACGATCCATGACGACATTCATAACGATTGGCCTCATGGTGATTCACATACGGATGTTCATACTGATCAGGCTCATTGGGATGATCATGTAGATGGTGTTCATACGGATGGCCATTACGACCACACGGATGGTGCGCATCAGGACGTCCATGGCGATGACAGCCATTATGATGGTCATACTGACTACCATAGTGATAAGTTAGTTCATCACATAGATGAGCATGGTGATGTAATTCATCAAGATACACATTCGGATGTTCCGCATCATGATGATCCTGGTGGTGCTTCACATGGCGATACTCCACATTCAGACGTTCCAGCAGGCTCACATGGTGATACACCTCACTCTGACGCGCCACACGTAGATCATAGTGATGCAGTTCATAATGATGTTCCACATCTCGACAATCCAGTATATGTAGGACCATGAGCGTAGAATATCTACCCGTTGGAATTGCGTGTAATATCAAGTGCGGCTATTGCTATCAAGACCCAATGCGGGAAGCGGGTAACATCAATGTCCCAAGAGACTGGTCTAAGGCACAGAAACAACTTGATAGACTTGGTCAGAGCTTTGCTGTCTTTGGAGGAGAACCGCTTCTTGCTCCTATCAAACATCTCGAAGAGGTATGGAAATTTGGTCTCGAGAGATTTGGGAGCAATGGAATCCAAACCAATGGGTCACTCATTACAGACGAACATATTGAGCTCTTCGCCAAATACAGAGTACAAGTAGGTATCTCGATAGATGGTCCAGCTTATATGAATTCGGTTCGATGTGATATTGAACTAACTACCAAGACAGAGATTGCAATTATTAAACTCTGTGGTGTTGGCATCATTCCGTCTATCATCTGCACGATCCATCGAGGTAACAATGACCTTCCTCGTCTTTGCAACTGGTTCGATCATCTTAATAGGTGTGGTATCAGGCATCTTAATCTACACGAGATGGAAATCGATTGTGGAAGACATGACCTCGCCCTCTCCGAAGAAAGACAAATCGAAACTTACTTAGAACTCTATGAGTGGTCGAAGACAACAAAGATGCAGGTTCTACCCTTTGTTGATATCAAGAAACTTCTTACGGAGGATTCTCCTAGTGTAATGTGCGTGTGGAATCATTGCGATCCAATTACAACTGCCGCTGTACAAGGAGTATCTCCAGATGGTGTTATGTCAAATTGTGGTAGAACTAACAAGGACGGAGTCAACTGGGTCAAAGCTGACACTCCAGGAATTGAGCGATATCTATCTCTTTACAGAACAGATCAAAAGTACGGTGGTTGTCGGGATTGTAAGTACTTCGCTTTCTGCAAAGGTCACTGTCCGGGGACTGCCATCGACGGAGATTGGCGAAACCGAACAGTCAATTGCAGACTCTGGTTCTCGCTCTTTGAGCGAATAGAATCAGATATGATATCTTCAGGAGCGCGCGTGCTCAGCACTTCTGACAAACAAGGTATTATCGATCATCTGCTTGCAGGTGTTCACCCGGTGAACAGCCACGGAGATGTTCCTCATGGCGACTCACATGGCGATCATACTGATCACGGTATTCCAGCTACAATTCTAAAGGAGATTCCAGAGTGGGCGACGTCAAAAAGCTAGATTTTGTAATTCCAGATTTTCTTCGTGTCGTTTGGACTTCAGAAGCTGCGCGAGAATTCTGGCAATCAAAGATTAATGCGCTCTCAAATCTATGGAAAGGCGTTGAGCTACTTACACTGATCGATAGTTTGAGACCTGGAATCTTACAGAGTGTTGAGCCTTTAGTTCTACCAGAGCTACAACTTTGGGCACTTAAGCATAATGTACAGATGGCTATTGTAGGTGTTGATGGCGCTACCCAGGGATCTTATGCGAATGCTACTATTCCGTATGAGTCTGGTAAGCGATTCACCTACCGAGTCTATTTCGGTCTAGAACCAGAGAGATTCCTAGATGCGTGGCGCGCTCAAGACGATATCACTATTGGTCACATGCTTGACTTTCCTGATTGTTGCGTCAGGTTTTTTCAAAAGCATTGGAAAGAGTCGGGATGGAGAGACTACACAGCTTTAACTTTTGACTCTAGAGACCAAAAGAATGCAGTCTACAACAATGTGCTACTCCGCCACATTGGGATTAGGGGAGTTTTCCACCTTCCCTGTTCTGTAGACTGCAGAGCTAGCATCAAACGAGGTCAAGAGATCTTGCAATTAATGGACAATAATAAGCTCAATAGAGAAATGAGTTGGTTGGAAGAGCTACTCTCTATGCCAATGCAGTGGACATCATTGCATGGTATTGCTATTGTTGTCACTCCTATTCTAAAGACTATTTATGCAAGTGACGCACTTGCACACAAAGTTACGCTTAACTTACATAGTGATGACTATCCACAGTATGGTGCAAGTGGCAATCAATTCCCATTTACCAATGTCCTACCACTTAAATTCAACAAACATTGGAATGGGTTTAGGTCCCTTGAAGCCATGCAAACCGCACACGACTTTATCGTTTCTATCTTACCTGAGATAAAGGGTAAGGTTCTAGACCTAGGCTGTGGTACAGGCCAACTCCTCAAGGCTATACAAAAGGCGCACCCTAACACGTTTCTTTATGGGATAGATTGCGATCCAGCAGCTATAACTAAAGGCGCACAGGGTATCAAGTATTTAGAAATCAACATCTTTGACCACCGAGCATGGGAGGAAGTTGACCTCACGCTTATTGCAATCCAACGACTGTATGAAGTGCCAGAGTCCAAGGCAATGGCACTTATGGAGGTGATTTACAACTACTCAGATATGTTACTTCTTTACAGCTACGACGGATGGTTCGATGATGTAGCCAAATTTATCGAGCCCTATTTTGATGTCATGACGACAGCAAACAACCCTGTCGCAAATCTTAGAGCAGTTCTTTTGAAAGGCAAAGCTCATGTCTAGTGACGATTACGCGCGGCTGTTCTTTCAGACTATCAACAAGCAGCCAGGTCAGCCTGCTGATGATTACGAGAAGGTGCTCGGCGAAAGTGGTATTCCAGCAGGCTATGGTCCAAACATCAAGCCTGATGCGTCTATGCCATTCAATGCAATGACGCAGCAGATCGGTAGTGATGGTCGTATCGCAGGTCGCATCTTTCTACCTACTGCGACGCCTGACGAGAACAACTATTACACACATCCGTTCTCACCACTACGTGACGGCCCAACACTAGGCTCGTTGGTCTGGGAATGGCGCGACCTTGGTGGTCCTCCTGTCGTGACACCTGAAGGTGGAGTTAGCCGAGAAGAAGTTAAGGCCATGATCGACGCTGCCTTAGGTAACGTCGTGAAACTCAAGGATAAGATTGCGCTTCGCACCAATTCAGGTCTGCTAGCAGGAATTAAAGGCGGTGGACCAACTGTCAATGATGCTCCGATCAACTGGATCGGCAAGACAGGCGATGCTCATTCCTGGGAGTCGCTAACCATCGAGAGGGGCGAATGAATCCCGCTACAATTCATGGCTACTGTGACGAGATCGAAATCCTCCTCCAGAAGATTCGGAATGAGGTTGATGATGTCGATCCAGAAATTCCCACGGATGAGATTGTTGTAAGTGAACCTGGGGATCTTCAACCGTCATTGACAGCTGGGGGTGCGGTTGCTCTAGCTCCTGACGTAGAATTCATTGGTAGCTACGAGTTTGACACTCCAAGTACATCTCTGCGTGGTCAGGGTGGGAATAAGATTGTTGGGCAAAACAACCCTGCCCTACGTGTAGGTATCGATATTGACAACATCAGAATCCAAACATTGGAAGGTGAGTCGAATTATGACAGTGTGATTCGTGTCGGTAAAAACGATACAAATCAAGTAGAAGTCGATCAAGCACCCCACACTGTAGCGATTCATCAAGTGTTTGTCGAATCCCATCGTGGGAAGCGAGGCATTGAGATCAATGCAGCCAATGTTGAAATCATTGACTGCGAGGTACGGGATGTCTACGCCACTAGCAAACAGGATAGTCAAGCTATTGCGATCCTGAATGCTCCTGGTCCTGTTCTTATCTCAGGTGGTTATTTCGAGGCCGCCAGTGAGAATATCATGGTCGGTGGTGACAGCATGAAGATTCCAAACTGCCGTCCAACAGGAGTCACCATTAAGGATGCAACCTTCACCAAGCCAATCGCTTGGAAAGGAAATCCTGACATCCCGACCAAGAATCTCATTGAATTGAAGGATGGGCATGATGTACATATCCTTCGATGTATCCTGACCCATTCATGGGCTAGTGGACAGGACGGCTATGGCTTCATGTTCACACCCAAGAATGGTGGATCACTACGAAATGTGGTGGTCGAGGATTGTGAGATGTCTGAAGTTGGTGCGATAGTTAACATCACTGGTCATGACTTCACATCGGACGTGGCTTCGACATTGCCCCGTACGCAGGTGACGTTTCATGGTGGTACCTATCTCACAAACAAGACAGCGATGGGCGGCCCTGGTCGGTTCTGTCTTATCACTGAAGGCCCAGAGCGGGTGGTGTTCGATGGATTAACGATTGAACACGAAGGCTCGTCGTTTATCGACTATGCCGACAAAGATTCGTGTGATGTCCTATATATCCTGAATAGCACCTGGAACTATGGGTCATACGGCCTGCGAATCGGTGGCGCGAATCATGGTGATAACACAGCAGGGATCATCAAGGATCTTCGGATTGAAGATAACACGATCCGGGGCGCGCATTCACAGTTCAGATCTCGCTACCCCAATAACATCTACATCGAGGCAATGAGTGCTAAGCGAGAGCGCGAAATAGATTCCAAATATGCTGTGCAGGTAATGGAACGTGAAGTATCAGAAGAACTAAAGCGTTTAAGAGCTAGATTAAAATCCGATGTCTAAACTTGAGTTACGATCTTTCCGTTGGTCAGACGTTCCAGAAATCAGTAAGATCTGGGAAGAACATCACTCAGATTTGTACGGTCTGCCCAATAGAAGATCGTCAATAGTCGATGCTGTTGTTGAAAACGATGGCAAGATTATAGGGTATGGTCAGGTCAAGCTATTCGCAGAGGCCATGCTCTTTCTCGATAAGTCTGCTCCGCTCCGTGCGCGCGTTGATGCCTTTAGGATGTTAATCCTTGAGGGATTTCGTGGCACGGAGCAAGCAGGCATACAAGAGATTTACGCTTTCTGTGCTGACCCAAACTTCGCACTCATAATGCAGAAACATTTCCGTTTCTTCAAAGCAGATAAGCCCGGTGAGTTGCTCGTAAAGGAGCTATGATGGGCGGCAACAAAAAAGAAGTCAATAAGCAGCTTACCCAAAATACTGGGTATCAGACACAGTTCGAGAACGAACAGAAGCAAAGGTCTGGCGAGGCTTACGACCGAGCTAACGAGGCCTGGGGTGGGGCGAATAAGCTCTATCAAGACTTTGCTGCGGGTGGTGGTCAGCAATATCTCGATCAAGCCTACGGTTGGAATCCTACTGCTGGTCAGCCCACTGCCGGAGGAGGTGGTGGTGGTGGTGGTGGTGGTGGTGGCGGGGAAGCAGATTACGAAGCCTCTTATCGCAAGTTCATGAATGGGGGTGGACTTGACCCTACAAAGT